AACTCGTACAGCGACGTCGGCTTCCGCTCCGCTTATGTAGAACTGTAATCTGAATTTTGCATTTTGTTTTGCGAGCGTTAGCGAGCGTATGAAGAAAAAGCAATAAAATGATGTGCGTCCATAGGACAGTCCGTGCGACATAATTCGGACAGTCCATCGGACGCATTTTTTGTAGGGAGGTAAGATGAGCGATACAGCAACAAAAGGTGCAGAGGGCGAGAGCATAAGACAAAAAGTGGCAGATATGATGGACTACGCCGAGCCGTTCCTTGAGAAGTTTCCAAGACCGGAGAAAGGGTACGCAGGACTCGCAACCAAAATCCGAATGTGTATGAACACGATGGCTGAGAGGGAGATGGATACTCATAAATGCTATTATGCAAAATCAGTCCTCAAGGAATTAAACGAACTCGACAAGCAGGTCCAATATGCCAAATTCTATGTGGAAAGAGCATATAAGAAACGCATCCTCGACCAAAAGAGATTTAATGTGATGAGCGACTACCTCTCGCAGATAGGTAAGATGACCGGAAGTTGGATAAATAAGGTCACTGCCACTGCACAAAACAACGGCAGGAAATAATTTAGCAATTACTTTGGGAACAGGCTATTGCGTTTGCCGATTGCCGGAGGCAACTGGAACAATGGTGCCAATGCGGGTGTGTTCAACTTGAACCTCAACAATGCTCGTTCTAACTCGAACAGCAACATCGGCTTCCGCTCCGCTCTACCCTCATATTGTCAGATTAGCAGGAGGTTCACGGATGTCCTGCCAGTACACGAGGGGTAAAGGAGTCTGTTTCCACTCCAAAAAGGAGAAAAACAACCGACTGTATGAGAGCGGTGAGTGTAATAGGACAGCGGTCGGTTCCTCCATTCGGGAGGCTCACGGTCCGTAATGGGAACTTGAAAGCTGCAAGTAGCCTTTGGCGAAAGCCGCTATGCAAGAATGTAAAGGTGGTTTTGGATGAAGATTAAGAATGTGTACGACATTATCTTTTCGATGGATAACCTTTACGATGCTTTTCTTGATGCGTCCGAGAGTCGTAGATACAACAGGGATGTCCTGCGATTTGGCTACGACTCATGGACAAATCTTGAGGAGTTGAGAGAAAGAGTCCTTCGGGGAGAATACGAGATAGATAGGTACTTTATATTCTTCGTCTACGAACCTAAGAAAAGAATGATAATGTCAATCGCCTTTGAACATCGTGTGGTTCAGTGGGCGATTTATAGAGTTGTCAATCCTATGCTGATTAAGGGATATATCAAGGACTCGTATGGCTGCATACCCGGCAGAGGAGCGTTGGGAGCAATGACTCGTCTGAGAGGTTGGTTGGAGTATGTCAGCAAGAAAGATGGAGATTGGTACTATCTGAAACTTGACATCAGCAAATATTTTTACCGGATTTCGCATCGGGTACTCAAGAATATTCTCCGTAAGAAAATCAAGGATGAGAGATTGCTTGAGGTTCTGTTCGGGATAATTGATTGCAAGCACACTCCATTCGGATTGCCGCCCGGCAAATCCCCGGGAGATGTACCGTTGGAGGAGAGGCTGTTTGATGTAGGTATGCCGATAGGAAACCTGCTCAGTCAGATGTTTGCGAATATCTACTTGAATGAACTCGACCAGTTCTGTAAGAGAGTCTTGGGTATCAAGTATTATGTCCGGTATATGGATGACATCATTATTTTGAGTAACAGCAAGGCACAACTCCATGAATGGAGATGGACGATAGATGCTTTCCTTGAGAAAGAACTTGAGTTAAGCCTTAATCAGAAAACCTGCATCAGACCTATCAATCAAGGCATTGAATTTGTAGGATACAGACTTTGGTACAACAAGGTTGTGCTGAGGAAATCAACGACTCTCGGAATGAAGAGGAGTCTCAGAGGTGTAGCGAATAAGTATCACGATTATGAGATGACTCTCGAGCAGGTTGCTCAGACATTCAATAGTTATACAGGTATGTTGGAACATACAGACAGTGAGGAGCTGTTGGCATCTCTTTATACAGATATGATATTGACGCATGGAGAAAGGAGAGAGAATGAAGAAAGATTTATTCAAATGCTCCCACAGGAAGAGGAGATGCTTTATGGGATATGAGCGATGCTCCGAAAGTTGTAGCCACTATGGCGAGTGCAGCGACTGTAAGTCGTGGTTCATCCCGGCGGGTCAGTATCCGTGTAATAAATGCAAATATCTTAATGTTAAGCCGCCAAAGTAGGCGGTTTTTCTATGGAAGGAGGTGAGAAAGATGGATGTGACAGCCATCATCGTGGCGGCGAGTATCCCATCGGCATTGACAGGTTTCTTTTTTTGGCTCATAGAACAAAGCATACAGAAGCGTGCTGATAAGGAAAAGGAAGAGCGGGAAGAGCGGCAAAAGGAAGTGGATGCCAGAGAGAAAGTTCGAGAGAAGAATGAACTCTGCATCATCAACTGTGTTAATGCTTCCTTAGCACTCGGAGAAGCAACAGCAAGAGCGGTGCAGAGGATTCCGGATGCACATTGCAATGGAGATATGCACGCAGCATTAGAATACGCTCAGAAGGTCAAACATGAACAGAAAGACTTTTTGAACGAACAGGCACTCAAACAAATTGTATAAACAGGAGGAAAAGAACATGAAGAAAATTGATTGGGTCAGAAAACTGACAAGTAGAAAGTTATGGACGGCAGTAGCATCCTTTGTCTCTATGATGATTTTGGCTACTGGTGGCACAGACAACACAGCAACACAGGTAACTGCACTCATTATGGCAGGTGCATCCGTGGTGGCGTACATCATCGGAGAGGGATTGACCGACTACGCCAATAGCGGTTCCAACACCGAGGATGAGGAGTAATCTGAGAAACATATCGTAAGTACAGGGCAGCCGAAAGGTTGCCCTATTTGTTTAAGGAGGAATTGACATGAGTTTAATGGTAGGTAGTGCGAGAATTGATGAGAACGGCAAAATCTCCGGAGGAAAGCCGGGAGACCAAACAGGAAACGAAGTCTCAACTCAGCCGTACTATGTCCATTCAAAGGGATGGATTTGCATGAGACCAAAGAGTGTTGCGGTTGCCAATGCTATTGCGGAAGCAATGATACAGGCCTGCAAAAACAACAACATCGGATACTGCCAAGGACACCGCATAACTGTAATTGAACAGTTAAGAAAGAGCGGAAGCCTTGCAAAGATTCCTGCCAAGACAGAGGCTGATTGCAGTTCGCTTGTAAGAGCGTGCTGCATCCAAGCGGGATTTGACCCGGGCAATTTTAACACATCAGCCGAGGTGTCCGCTCTCAAAGCGTCTAAGCAGTTCATGGAGCCTATTACGGTAAAATCCGGCACGAAGTTGTGTAATGGAGACATTCTCGTCACTAAGACCAAAGGTCATACTGTCGTAGTTGTATCCGGCAATCCAAGGCAGACTGCACAGAACAACGCTTCCGTTTCGAGCGTAAAGGTAGATGACGCACTCCATAGAGACAAGTCACTCACAGGAACATACACAACGACATCCGGTCTTAATCTCCGTGCAGGAGCAGGAACTGGAAAGAAAATCCTTGTTACAATGCCGAAGGGTAGCAAGGTAAATTGCTACGGCTATTACAATACTGATAGCAATGGCAAGAAGTGGTTTTATGTCACTTACAATGACGGCAAGAAAGTATATACAGGATATGCAAGTTCCTCATACTTGAGAAAGTAATTCTCGAGCAGGAGGTATAGCAAAGGGTGGCTGAAAAGCTACCCTTATTTTTGTAAAAGGAGGAGTTTTACTATGAACAAACTTTTTGGTATTGATATTTCACATTGGCAGGGAGACCTCAGCATCAAGCAGGCAAGAGATGAAAGAGGGGTGCAGTTCGTAATCGTTAAAGCTGCCGGAGCAGATGCGGGCAAGTACAAGGACAGCAAGTTTGAAGATTATTACGCACAGTGCAAGGCGATTGGTATGCCTGTCGGTGCGTATTATTATGGTAACGCCAAGTCTGTTGCAGACGCACAGGCGGAGGCAGACCATTTCCTGTCAGTAATTGCAGGAAAGCAGTTTGAATATCCTATCTACTACGATGTCGAGGGTAATATGCTCGAGAACGCAAAGGACACTCTCACAGACATCGTTATTGCATTTTGCGACAGATGCGAAAAGGCGGGATACTTCGTTGGAGTTTATACATCAGACTCACACTTCCAGTCTCATGTAGACGACTCTCGTTTGCAGAGATTTACTCATTGGGTGGCAAAGTATTCATCCAACACACCTGCAACATCTCACGATATTTGGCAGTATGGCGGCGGTCAGAATTTCATTGCAGACAAGACAATCTGCGGCAGAACAGTAGACCAAGATTTCTGCTATCGTGATTTCCCTGCGGCAATCAAAGCGGCAGGACTCAATGGATATACTGCCAACAATGATGACGGCAAGGATGAGCCGGAAGCGTCTGCTCCGGAGGGAACAACGCTTGAATTGGTTTACAGAACTATGAAAGATGAGTTCGGCGGCGGAGATGCAAGAAAAGCAGCACTCGGAAGCAGATATGATGAGGTGCAGGAAGTTATCAATCATATTTACAGTGCGTCCGCACAGGAGTTGGCAGATGAAGTATGGACTGGCAAGTATGGAGATGATGAAGTAAGGAGAACTTTTCTCGGAGACAGATGGCAGGAAGTACAGGACATCGTAAATGATGGCGGCAAGAAGTACCATACTATCGAGAGCGGAGAAACGCTCACAAGCATTGCGAAGGATTTCGGAACAACTGTCGATGCTCTCGTTTCTCTGAACGGCATTGAGAACCCGAACCTCATCATTACAGGAGACTCCATTAGAGTCAGATAACAGGAGGAAAGAATGAAGAACTACATTGGCGTAAAAATCGTAAAGGCAGAGCCGATGGAAAAGGATGGCAAAGCCGGATACAAAGTAAGGTATAAGGACGGATATGAGTCGTGGTCTCCAAAGAAGCAGTTCGAGGAGGCGTACAGGGAACTTGGAGATGCAGTTGATTTCATCAACGCAAAATAGTTCCGGTTGGTAAAGAATGGACCTCTCTATCAGATACGGTAGGGAGGTTCTTTTTTATTGTCCGAAATTTGTCCTATGGACAATCTGTGGATGCAAGTTTTTCCGTCCAAGGACGAAGCAATCTGATAAACGGTTTGTACCAACGGTTTTACTGATTTTTCAAAAGTAATTCGGCATACATTATATAAGAAGAAATCTGCCTCGTCCTATGGACAGTCACACGGACAGTCCTGCGGAAAGTCCTAAACCATACCGTAACCGTAACCGTTACCTATATATATATTATATCTATTATGTTCATTGTCCTATGGATGTCCTGTGGACACATTTCTATTATCGTTTTGGAGTTCTCCAAATTATTCCGTAAAAATAAAGATATTCTTATTGACATGGTGTAAGGCTGTGTTATCGTACGCTCGCAAAAAAGCAAAGGAGGTACATGGCATGAGCGTTATTCCGAAAGAACTGACAGATGAGCAGTTAGCTGAATATTTCAGAGAGTATGTAGACGGTTGCCAGTGCAAGGAGAGGCATACAGAAGCAGCCTGCAATGAGGTTGAACAGTACGACAAGATGGTTGCATATTTCTTCCCAAAGGAACTGAAACCGCAGAATAGATTTTATGACAAGATGATGGATGTTGCAGTTGAGTACGAGGAGTCGGGATTTATGGCAGGGTACAGAATGTGCCTAAAGCATTTACAGGAGCAGGAGCAGCAGGCTCAGACTGATACAACAAATTCTATACCGGAAGAACCAAAGAGGCAGGAACAAGCAGATACAGGCTCTGTGGATGCCTCGGATTTCATTTCCTCAAGACAGATAGGAGAAATGTTCTCTGCACCAAACGGAAAAGTCGTAAGAAGAATTAAAAATCAGATTTTGCCGTACTGCACAGATGATGAGAGGAGAGAATTTTCTCTGACATCAGAGAGGAGCAGGCAGAATAAATACATCGAAGTCTATCGTCTCAGTAAGAAAGCCTGCGGCATCTATCTCGACCACATGGAGAAGTGGTCCGGCATGATAAATGTAATGACAGGCATCTCGGAAATGAGGAAGAGGATGCAGGAGGTGTTTGCGTAGCTGAATAGGAATATTCCAAAATAATTTCCGTAAAACTATTGACAAATTGGAATGTTCCAAGTACGATAAAGTCAAGATAAATCAGTAAAAACACCGAACAGGAGGTAAATACTATGAAGATATTCAGAATGGCAGATGTGGAGAAAATCGAAGAAATGCTCGCAGCCGGAAAGACGGTTGAGGTTGAGTGGAAAGATGGAGCAACCGGAGATGTAAATGTCGAGACAGTCAAGTTTGTAAGATGGGATGGATTGGTATTTACGACAGGAGGTTGCATCTACACAGGACTCGATAAATTGATTGAGATTAGGGAGGTAGCATAATGCGGTACAGATACTGGTTGACATTAAGACCTGCGATGCCGGGTACAGTTCCGACAAAGAATTTGGAGTGCATCGAGAATTTCGACAGCAGAGCATATAGCGAGGAGGCAGGCAGAGAGGTTTGGGGATATGTTGAGTATTCAGAGCCGCTCACAGATAAGCAGGTAGCCGAGTACGAATTGGTAAAAGGAGGCGAGGTACATGATTAAGGCAGGAGACCTTGTTAAGATTGATGACATCGGACCTCTTGCACAGGTCCTCAAGAAAGGCAGAGGAAGAATGTATCTGAGATTGGATGGCGAGGAGTTTTGGTGTCCTACATCCATTATAAAAAAGGCGGAGGTGTAAGAAGATGGTTAAGTACATTGATGATGGAGTGCTTCTTGGTTGGTATTTTTGCAGAGAGGGTTGTTGTTGGGAGACGGAACAAAGAAAACAGCAGAAAGAATTGAAAAGGAGATGACGGAAGATGGCAGATAGAAGCAATGCAAGGCTGAACGAAGCGATAGAGCAGCACATCGTACAGTGGGATGGCACGGTGCATGGGTTCTGCATCAAGAATATGTGGGAGAATGGTGCTGATTACGAGAGTATCTGCGAGGCGGCAAATATCGACATCGAGGACTATGAGGATGACTGAAAATATTTCCGTAAAAATGCGTAAAACCTATTGACTTGACCGGAGGTCATGTTATCGTACGCATACGATAAAAACAAGCCAAATAAGGAGGACGCAGATATGTTTAAGAAGTTCATTCAGAGAATTATAGAAGCAGAAAATCGAGAGGACGCAATGCAGAATGTGTTTTACGGAAATGACGGTATCGACATCGCATTTCAGAGAGAAAAGATTTCTTGGAAAGAGCATCAGATGTTACTTGCAATCATCGAGAAGATGGCATAAGGAGGCAAAATGATATGGCAGAACAGGATTACAGAGAGAAGATTAAGAAGTTGCTCGCTCTCTCAGAGAGCAGCAACGAACACGAGGCGAAGTCGGCACTCTTGAAAGCCAAGAAGTTAATGGCAGAGCATAAGATAGCAGAAATAGACCTCGAGGACATCGGCAAGAAGAAAGTCGTCCACATCAAGACAGAGTTCGATTGCAGCAAGAGAAGAGAAGCGTGGATGATAAGTCTATCGGCAATCATTGGTCAGAACTTTTGCTGTCAGTCATACAGAAGAAAGGAGTACAACAAGCAGGTGGCTACGATATGCTTCGTAGGTCTCGAAGGAGATGTTGATGCTTGCGTTGAGATTTTCAGATATGCAGTCGAATGTATCCGCAGCGGAATTGATGACCTCAGAAAGAAGTCTAAGGATTGCACTCGAGAATACAGAAAGAGACTTTGCGATGGATATGGCTTCGGCTACACGCAGGGTATCAAGGAAGCATTTGAACAGCAGAGGGAACATGACGAGACTGGATGGGGGTTGGTAATGACAGTTCCAAAAGAGGTCAGTGATGAAACCGATGCCATGAAGCACGAGAAGTTCAAAAGTGCTGCACAGGAACAGATGAGTGCAAGAGCGTTTTGGCAGGGCAACGAAGATGGAAAGAAATTCGACCCTGGAACAAAGATTGCAGGAAAAGCAGAACAGAAAATGGCGTTAGGAGGTATCTAAGATGGCAGATTTAAGAGAACAGCAGAAGCAGGAAGCAATTAAGAGGATGAAGAAACTCGGCATCATGGAGCAGCCGATTAAGGAGTTTGAAGAAGAGGGTAAAATCAACCTCTCAGAAGGACCGGGTCTATTGTATTGGCTCAACGATGAGGAGCAGGAAATGGTTAGGAAGTTTGAGGAGGAGAGCAACGGACTTGTCTACCATGTCATCAAGACGCAGATGAACTTTGGATTGATGTATTCGTTCTTGTATGTTTCCGAGTATATCGAAGAGTGGAAGATGGATATGGAGGATTTAGGAGATAATCAGACGCTCGCTTATGTGGTAAATACGACAATGCCGGATTGCAGTGAGTTCGGAACCATTGGCATCGAGCCGTCCATCGGTGGACTCAAGAGAATTTGGTAAGGAGGAATGACAATGGGAATGAGTTTTGAAGTCGGTGACCCGGAAGAAATGTGCGGAGCAGATGTTAGAATATGCCCCACCTGCGGCAAGGAAGTAGTGAGAGATGATATGCTTTTCACTCACGATTGCCACGGTATCGCATTTAGATTGGTTTGCTTCGACTGTTATGAAAAGTTGATGGCAAAAGGATATGACGGTCAGTATTATGACGAGGCGGATGAATGCCTCGATGAAGATTATTAGGAGGTAAAGATTATGGCAGAGATGAATTTTTCAGAGGAGCAGATGAGAGAGTTCTGCAAAGAGGCGGTTCCAGTAGTTGAGAAGCTACTGGAAATTGCAAGAAAGCATGGCGTAGAGGGCGGTGTAAGAACTTGGTGTGCCGATGACTATGTTTCTATCGAGGGAACAGGACTTGGCGGTTGGGAACTGCACAAGTGCAGCGGAGAGTATGATATGACCTACAACAAGAGAGTACCGCTCTTTAAGGAGGAGAAGAAAGATGGGGAATGAGATGACTTTAAGACAGTTCTGCGAGAGATACCGCAGAGGAGATTTCCTCAGCAAGGATAGAGATGTTCAGATTGAAGCGGGGTGGTATGATTGGTTTTGCTCAGACGATGCACTTGCCGGGAGACTTGCAAAGATTTGGAACATCCTCAAGGGGATAGATAGCGATTATGTTCTTGACAATTACAGGGTTTGGTTCAAGAACAACTGCCCTTGTGAAGGACCACTGTATGATGATGTGAGGTTCGAGCCTATTGATGAAGATAAGCGAGATGAATTATATTTCGGAGTTGCTATCGACTGTGTATGGCACGACAGCGAGTATGCTGTTTTCACAGCAAGAAACGGCTACGAGACAGAAAGAGAATTTAGCAATATCCGTGAAGTGAGAGCGTTCATCAATGGTTGGGAAGATGCACTGAAAGACGAGGAGTTCTATCAGAAGCGAGCAGAAAAGGATGCTGCAATGAAGAGGCTGAGTGAGGAAGCCGACAGGCTCATCAAAATGGGAGAGGATATTCTGAAAGGGTATCAGCAGGACAGCGAAAAAACTCAGTAAATATGCGGATTTCCTATTGACAGGTAGGTAGGCAATGCTATCGTACGATTGTACCAAATGGTACTAAAAAATCCGAGGAGGCGATAGCCAATCAATAAGGACAAGGAGTTGAGAAAACTGAAACGGAGAGTTGAAGAACTTGAAGCGGAGGGAGAACAGCTCAA